CGCTTGACGAATGCGGTCAGTGGCGCGTGAGCTACCAGCTCCGCGCGCAGGTTTTCTTCGGCACTCATCGCGGGCGATTCAGGCGCTGGATGGCCGGGCCGATACTGGCCTCGAATGCCTTAACGGCATCACCGAACTTTCCGGCAGCCGCAGGGCGCAGGAATGGCTTCGCCGGCATCTTGCGCGTACCGAACTCGACGAAGCGCCAGTAAAACGGGTCACTCGGGCTCTTGGCGCCTCGGTTTACGCCCTTGGCTGGACGAACGTTGATGAACAGGCCCACTTGGCCATTGGCGCGAGCGACCTTGCTCGAGCGAATAGAGATGGCATTTCGCAGCGTTCCAGGCTTGCGAACCAGCTTGCCGCCTGATTGCACCGGCAACGACAGCACAGGGGCTAGGCGCTTGGCGTCGTCGCGGAAGATGCGGGCGCCCGCTGAGAGCGCGTTGCGCAACAGCCGGCGGCGCAGGGTCGGCGACAGATCGGCCAGCGCAGCGCGCAGTTCGTCCAGGCCCTTGATCCGGATCACTTCAGCCATCGCGCACCCCCGACTGGCACATCATCTCCAGCCACTCACGGGTGCCTCCCACGTTGATCGGCGGCGCCACAAGGGCATAAGCCTTGCCGCGCCACATCAGGCGCCACGTCTCGTCCACGTCGTCGCGGAAGCGCACGGTGAAGCGCACCTCGGCAGACGACTGCGTTTCGGCCGCGGAGGAGAATTCACGCCCGCGCAACGGAGCGGCCTTCGCCCACACCGTCGCCACGTCGTTCCACGTCACCACATCCTCGCCGAAGCCGTTGGTGGTGGTGGACTTCTGCTGCAGCGTCAGGCGCTGGTCGAGCTGGCCGGCGTCCATCAGGCCCAGGTCCGGTACGGATCGAGCAAGCCCGACAGGAACGGCGTGGGGTTCAGGCTCTTGCTCTGCGACGCCGCCGGGTTGTCGATCCAGTGGACGCACTGCGCCACCATCCAATGCCGGATGGCTGCAGGAACCTCTCCCGCGGCATCACCAAATCCAGCGACGTACTCCACGCGCACGCGGGCGCCATTCACCTCACCCAGCGTCGGCCACTCGGTGGCAGGCGTTACCGGCAGAACGGCAGCAGTCGTGTTGACTCCCTGCGAAAGCAGGTACTGCGCTGCGTCGAGCGTTTGCCAGTCCGTGCCGTCGTGGTACTGCACCGACGACACGGACTGCACGGGCGAACTCGGCAACTCAAGCGCGTCGCACCAGGCGTCGAACTCCACACGCAGGGTGCGCGTGATGAGCCGGCGCCCGGTCTCGTGTTCGGCGGTCTCCCTGGCCTGCTGGATCAGCAGGTCCATCTGGTCGTCGAACTCCGTCCCGTCGATGCGCGCCGAGGCTTTCACCTGGGCTGCATCGATGGGCTCGGCGTCCGGGCCAGTGATGACCGCTTCGTTCAGTCGCATGGCTACTTCAGCGTCAGTGCGTAGGCCACGGCATCGGGGTGGGGATCGACCTGGCCCGTGGCCACCGCCTGTTGCAGCAGCTCCGCGGGCAGTTCGACCACCTCGTCAATGACGCCGAACGAGCCGGACACCAGCACGCGCGCCTGGACGCGCTCAGCCGGTGCCGGCTGTTCTTTCCCTTTGCCGCGGGTCATCAGGTCGCGCTGTTGGCGTAGTACTTCACCGCGGCGGTGTCGACCAGGTTGGAACCCGTGCGCATCCAGCCGCAGAAGCCGACCTGGCCGTTCAGGGCGAACGCCGAGTCGTCGAAGCGACGCATCATGACCGAGCCGGCCACGTCGCGGATCTTGAAGTACGAGAAGTCGCCGAACAGGATCGACTTGGCGTTGGCCGCCATCACCGCCACGTCGTCGTTGGTCACAACGTCGTAGCCCAGCAGCTTGCCGCTCACACCGTTGGAGATACCGGCGTTGTCGCTGGGCGTCCAGATCGGGCGGCTGTTGCCGTCGACCAGCTTTTGGATGATGCCGACGCTGGCGTCGTTCATCATGAACTTGGCGCCCGTGCGGTAGGCGCGGTTCACGGCATGCACCAGGTCCACCAGGTCGTTGTAGATCACCGTCAGGGTCTGGCCGGTGGTGCCGGTCTTGCCCGAGGAAGCACGCGCTGCCACGCCGTACGGCTTGCTGGAGCCGTCGCCGGTCGTGTAGTGGGTGTTCGTGATGCGGCCCAAGCGGGTGCCCAGGCGGTTGGTCACGAAGCCCACCACGTCGATGGCGCTGTCGGCGATCAGTTCCCACGGAAGCGCGATCTTCTTCGAGCTGTACTTGTACGGGTTGACCGCGACCGTGCCGAAGGTGATGTCGGCGCCCGAGGCTGCGGCGTTTTCCGCCACGATCTCACCGACCTCGGACGTGCCATCGCTGGTCGGCCAGTTCATGGCGTTGCCGCCGTCGGTGGAGAACACGTCGGCCACCGCCCGCATGGCGCCGAACGCCTTCATGGAGTCGATCACCATCGACGCAACTTCGCTCGGGACGGTGTAGCCGCCCTCGGTCGTGGTCGTGGTCGACATCGCGTTGCGGATGGCGATCGCCTGCTCGGCGGACACGTTGTGGCCGTTGCGCAGGTACAGCGCGACGGCTTGCATCGCGTTGATCTCCACCACGTCCTCGGGCTTACGGCCCTTAGTCACGTCCTTGGCGGCGTTCTCGAAGAACGCATCGGCCTCGGCCTCGCGCAGTTGCTCCTCGCGCTTGATGGCGGCGCGGCAGGCTTCGATGCCGTCCATGAACTCGTTGTACTTCGCCTGGTCTTCCGGGGACCATTTCTGGTCGCCCTTGTCGGCGAGCATGTTCTTGGCTTGCTTGGCGAGGTGTTCGATCTTCTCGCGCTGGGCTTGGATCGTCATTTCTGACCTTTCAATTGAAAAGGGCGCCGACCGGGCGCCCCAACGGTTGCTGCGCGAGAAGCGCTATGCAAGCATCAGCCGCAGCCGGTTGGCGTTGGCGGTACTCATGGACGAGCCCTCGGGCTCGGACGGGGCCGGCGCCTTGTCGTAGGCGCTCAAGTCCCAGGTGTTCTTGGCCTTGGCGTCGGCCACCCGGTCGGCAAAGCCGTACTGCACCGCCTCGTCGGCGGTGAACCAGGTCTCGGCGGCTAGCCATTCGGCGATCTGCTCGGGCTTCTGCCCGGTACGCTCGGCGTAGGTATCCACCAGCGTGCCGTCGATCTTCTCGAGCAGCGCCGCGGTTTCCATCATGTCGGTGGAGTTGCCCATGGCCATCCCCCACGCCTTGTGGACCATGAACAGCGCGCCTTTGGCCATCACCACCTCGTCGGCAGCCATGGCGATGAACGTCGCCGCGCTGGCGGCCAGGCCATCCACGTGGGCGATGACCTTCGCGGGGTGATCCCGCAGCGCCTGCTCGATGGCGCGCGCCGCGAATACGCTGCCGCCCGGCGAGTTGATGCGCAGGTTGATGGTCTTGGCGTTGATGCCGCGCAGCGCCTTGACGAACGGCGCCGCGGCTATCCCGCCGTACCACTCCGCCTCCGCCTCGTCAGAGACGATGGCGTCGTACAGGAACACCTCGGCGCTGTCGTCCTTGGCGACGATCTCGAACCGCCGCAGCGCGTTGGCCTTATTGCTGGCCAGCAGCTTGAGAAGCTGGTTCATTGCTCACTTTCTGGACTTGCCGTGGATCGAAGATGTCGTCGCCGCCTTTGATGGGGGCGAGCCCCCGTGTCTTGCGTACCTCGTTGACCGTCATCCAGCCTGGGCCGGCGCCAGGTCCGCCCAGCGCCGCCTTGAAGTACTCCGCCTGCGCCTTGCTGTCGCCTTCGGTGAGGTCGCTCAGGTCGAAGCGGATGAACTTCCCGGTGTCGCGCGGGAACAGCTTGCGGTTCAGCTCCTGCTCGATGCGCTTGATGTGCAGGCGCAGGGTGTGCGTGACGAAGTTACGGCCCTGCTCCTCGTAACCCGCACCGACAGCCGACGCCCCGGAGGTCTCACCGATCATGTGCGGCGGCACCCCGAAGGCACGGGCGATGTCGACCACCTGGAACTTCCGACCTTCCAGCAACTGGGCATCCTCGGCCGAAAGGCTGATCTCCTGCGCCTCCAGGCCCTCGGTCAGCACCAGCGGCAGCTTGTGGGCGTTGGTCACGCCCGCGTACTTGGCGACGAACGCCTCACGCAGTTGCTGCTTCTGCGCCTCGTTCATCGTCTTCGGCGACTTGAGGATGATGGAGGGGTGGGCGCCGCCCTCGAAGAATTTGCCAGAGTACTCGTCCATCGCCAGCGCATTGCCGATGGCGTTCTTTGCGCCGTAGGACAACACGCTCATGGAGCGAACGCCGTCGAAACCATGGCCGTGGAAGTGGAGGATGTCCTCTGCGTCCAGCCAGGTCGTGATGTTCCGCTCGGCCCAGGTCACGTAGTAACGGACGGAGCCGTCCGGCATCTGCCACGGTTGCACGGCCGACCACGGCAGCGGCAGCAGTTCGGCGATGGTGTTGTTCGGCCGGCGGCGAATCCAGGTGTAGCCGTCGCCGCGCAGGAGCTGGTACTCCAGCCGCGTTTCCCAATGCGCCGTGGCGGTGAACTGCGCCGAGGGTTGCTCGTTCAGGCGGTACCAGAGGTCGTCGCGCGGGAGCTTGACCTCGGTGTCACCGTCCATCTGCAGGATGTCCAGCTTCAGCGTGGAAATGCTGCCGGCAATCTTCTGCACGCACGCGCGCACCGCGGCTACACGCAACGCTGACACAGGCGACACCACGATCCCGGCCGCACCAGGCGTTACGCCGAACGACTCGTACACCTCCGGCGAGTACGCATTCTGCGGACGCACCTCTCCCTTCCGCCAAGGAAGCATGGCGGCCAGTTGGGAGAGAAAGCTCACAGTGCTACGAACCCTTGTTCAATTTCAGACTCGACATCCATCGGCATGACGCCGACGGCCATCGCCAGGGCGACCATGCCGTCAATCCGTCGCGTCGCCTTGCGCTTGTCGAACTTGCGGGCGCCGGAATCGCCGATCACCGTTGCGTTCTTCGCGCACATCTCCAGGATCGGGTGATTGCCGTGGCGCAGCTTCTGGCCCAGCAACTTCACCTCCAACTCGCGCAGGGCCGGCGTCATCGACAACGTGCCCTGCCCGTAGGGGACGAACTTCTCCAACTCGTCCTCCGAAAACCCCGCCTTTACCAGCCAGGGCCTAAGGTGCGCGAACAGCGCCCGGTCGAAAGCCATGGTCTGCACGTCGCAGCGGTCGAACAGCCCCCGCATGAACTCGGCCACGAACTCGTATTCGATCGCGCGGCCCGGCGTAGTGTTCAGGAACCCCTGTTTCGCCCACAGGTCGTAGGGCACCCGGTCCTTGCGGCTCTTTTCCGTGAGTCCCTCGGACGGGAGCCAGAACTCCGAATGGACGCCGCCGTCGTCCGTCACCAATTCCAGGGCTGTGAGGTCGCTCACGCTGGACAGGTCCAGCCCGCCCCACACCTTCTTGCCGTCGATCGGCCCGCACGGCTCTCCGTTGGCCTTCCACACCGAGGCCGCCACGAAGGGCGCCACCGCTTCTACGCGCTGATTCAGGATCAGGTTGCGGAACTCCGGCTCGTTGGCCGGCATCTCCTTAGCCTGGTGGCACTGCTTCTCGATGTCGGCCACGCTGCGGAACTTGCCCATCGCTGGGTTCGCCGCCGCCCAGGCCTTGCGGTCATCCAGCTCACATTCCTTTGGCGCTTCGTACACATGGCAGACAACCCGCGGATCGGGGGCGTTCCGCTGGGCATCAATCCAGGTGCTGAACATGTCGGCATCCGTCGGCGCCTGGGTGCTGATGGCGATCAGCAGCGGGTTGTCGTACGCACCCTGAGCCGAAGTGATCGCACTCACGAACTTGTCGGTTGGGCCGACCACCTGACCAACCTCGTCCAGGATCGCCAGGATCGGGCTCAAGCCGTGAGCTGTCTTGCCCTCCGCGCTCAGCGCTCGGTATGACACGTTCTTTCGCAGCCCCAGCAGCCGCTTGCCGCTGGGCATGATCCTGACAAGCTTCGTCAGGACTGTCGACATTTCGACCATCTTCCGAGCTAGCTCGAACACGACGGCGGCCTGCTCTTTCGATTGGGCGCCGCTGACGATCTGGCTGTTCTGAACCGCCTCCGGTCCGCACAGGTGCGCCAGGAGGATCGAGGCAATCAGGCCGGTCTTGCCATTTTTCCGGGCTATCGACAGGTACGCGCTGTGCGTACCCACCGGGTTGTCGTAGATCTCCAGGATGAACTTGCGCTGGAAGGGCTCCAGCTTCATCGGCTTGCCGATGTGCTTGCCTTCCGGCGTCAGGCAGTACTTCTCAATGAACGCGATGACCTTCTGGCCCCGCGTCAGCCGCTTTTTCACGCCAGAAGCTCGTCGTCCTCCAGTTCCTCGCGCACCTTCTCGGCCGCGCGCTGGATCTTTCGACGCCCCATTTCATCGCGGGAATCACCCGCCACCCTGCCGCCCATGCGCAGAGTCCGCATCAGCGCCATCTCGCGCCTGGCCAACTGCTCCAGCACCGCAACCCGCGGGTTCGCAACCGCCGTGCCGCGATCGTTCTTGACCACCGAGCCCTCGCCGTCCAGCTCAGTCTGCTCGCGCTCAATGTCGGCCTGGCAGCGGGACAACTGCGCCGCGACCACCAGGTCGGCATCCGACCACTCATCCCTCGCGCGTGCGCGCACAACGCCATGCCAGAACGCCAGATCACCATCCCGCAGCCGCACATGCTCCGGCGGCATCAACGGTCCCTTGGCCGCGTCCACCATCGCCTTCACAGCGCTGGCAGCCGACGTGGCTCGGGTTCGTTTCATGGCAAATCGTGGGTTAGCAGTACGAAAAAAG